ACTGTGTCCGGCACGGGCTTCAGCACATATCTTTCTTCCCCACCTGCCATTGGCAATACGGCTGCAAACACCGGCGCTTTCACAACGCTATCCGCCTCAAGCACTGTTACGCTTAATCCAGCCAGCGCAAACGTTTTGTTGCAGCCCACCGGCACCGGCGTTGTCACCATCGCCCCTGCCACTCTTGGCACAATCAACAATATGAGCATTGGCGCAACAACTGCCAGTACGGGTTCTTTTACCTTTGTTGGTGCGGGAACGGCGGCAACAACAACGGCCTATGAGACTGTTGCGGCGGGAACAACATCTGTTGCGCCAATAAAAATGACTTCTGGAACAAATTTGACTACTGCTTCCGCTGGCGCGGTTGAATATGACGGGACAAATTTTTACACAACACCATTAAGCACTCAGCGCGGCGTCCAACTTTCCGAACAATATATCAACCTGTCATCTTCATATACTTTGACATCGCAAACCGCTGCTCAAAAATTGTTCAACTCAACGACAAATGGCGCGGTTACATTGGCGGCTGGAACCTATGAATTTGAATGTTTTTTCACGCTTTCAAGTATGAGCTCATCCTCTGGAACGTTTGGGTTTGCGCTAGGCGGCACTGCTACATTTACGCAAGGGTGGAGTTCTCAAGCTAACCAATATGCAACACTTGCAACCGCCAATAGCGGGCTTTTTGCTGGATATTATACATCTGCTGGTACAGCTTTGGCGGGCGCATCGGCAAGCACTCCCAATGGGATGGCGATAATCAGCGGAATTATTCGCGTTACATCTGCTGGTACTGTTATCCCTCAGGTTTCATTGACCGTTGCTTCCGCCGCAGTTGTTGGAGCAAACTCATATTTCCGCATACGCTCAATCGGGTCATCAACCGCGACAAACGTCGGCAACTGGTCATAAGGATATTAGCGCATGGCTACAACATTCACTTGGAAAATTGTGTCTATGGTTTCATACCCCCAATATCAGGGGCAGACTGATGTTGTTTGCATCATCTATTGGACGGTTGTGGGAACGCAGGACACAACGTTTGCTTCTTTTTCTGGATCCACAGACTTAACCTTTAACCCTAATTCCCCCTTCACCCCTTACAGCCAGTTGAGTGAAACTCAAGTTGTGGGATGGGTGCAAGCGTCTCTTGGTGCGCCGCAAATTGCCACCATTGAGGCGAATATCCAGCAGCAAATTGACAGCCAGCTTAATCCGCCGGTTGCCCTTTTGCCACTTCCTTGGTCTCAATCATAGAGGGTATGAATATGTCCATCATCGTCACACTTGAACACACTGTTGAAGAAGTTGATAAAATTCTTCTTGCTCTTGCAGAGCGCCCATTTAAAGAAGTGAGCGATCTGATCAACAAAATTCGCGGTCAGGGCATGGCGCAGGTTCGCGCAGCGCAGTCGCCGCCCCCGGGCACTGAAGCCGCTCCAGCGCCGCAGGCCGAGCCTGAGCCCGCACCAGCATCCGAAGCCGCCGGAGGCTAAAATGGTCAGCGATCATGTCGATGAGGGAATAAAACAAGCGCTGGATTGGCTTTCCTTTTCAGCAGTGGTAACTTCTATAATGGGCATTATTCCCGAATTGGCAGCGATCCTGCCCTTGATTTGGTACTCAATTCGTATTTACGAGACAAAAACCGTTCAGGGGATTGTTTCAAAATACTTTCGTGGCGAACCAGATGACATAGAGCCATGATGAAATTCCTTCGTCATGCCTTCACCGGCGCAGATAATCAAACATGGGACATCGGCCGCATTTTGTGGGCCAAAATGTGCTTTGTTTACTGTTTTGTTTCGGGATGGCACACTTATCATACCGGCATTTTTGACCCACAATCGTGGGCCATAGGTGCCGGTACAATACTTGCCGCTGGCGGTGGCAGTTTGGCATTAAAAGCAAAAACGGAGCCTCAAAATGCTGGCAATTTTTCTCAGCCCCCTTCTTCGTAACGTTGTCATTGGCGTCGTTGGCGCTATTGCTTTGATTGTTGGATATAGCTTTTGGGCTATGCACGAACGCAATATTGGTTACAAAAAAGCCAAACTTGAAATTGCATCTGCGGCTGCCGCACATCAAGCCCAAGTTGGCGAAGCTGCAAATCAAATTGATGCCGAAGTTGGATCTTCCAGCGATGCAATCAGCCAACTGCAAAAATTTTGGAGTGAGCCATGAAAAAATATGCTTTGGGGTTCCTTGCTTTGGCCCTGACAGGGTGCGTTGGCGACAAACCTGATATTCAAATTGCAGACACATCCTGCATTTGGGTTAAGCCAATTTATGTCAACAAAGATGATAAATTGACTGAACGCACAGCCACAGAAATTTTGGCGCATGACGACAAATGGAAAAAATTCTGCGGGAAAAGCAAATGAATAAAAATTGGCAACCATCATTTGAGCGCCTTATCAAAACAGAAGGCGGTTTTACCAACGACCAGCGCGACCAAGGAAATCATTTGCCTGACGGGCGCGAGGGCTCCACCAATCTTGGCGTCACGCAAAAAAATTGGGAGGCTTATGTCGGCCATAAAGTCACTCAAGACGACATGCGCAACTTGACGCCAAGCGACGTAAACCCATTTTACAAAAAGCTATATTGGGACAGCGTTCGTGGCGATGATTTACCTTCCGGCGTTGATTATGCCGTTTTTGACTTTGGTGTAAATTCTGGAGCGGTTCGCGCCATTGAATTTTTGCAAAGAGTCGTTGGGGTAACCACTGACGGCATTTTAGGCTCAGACACGTTATCAGCCGTCAATGCAATGGACGCAAGCGCCATTTGCGACCAGATTTGTGATGACCGTTTGGCATATTTGAAAAATTTGGATAATTGGGATATATACGGCAAAGGTTGGATAAACCGCGTTGAAGCCGTAAAAAGCATCTCAACAAGCATGGTGGGATAGGTGAAAAATGGCAACGCCAACAAACGCTCTGACCTATAATGGCTATGTGGCTCAGGTCGCTACGATGGCGGTGTCGGGGTATTTTACTCCTGTTTCGACGACAACAATAAACGGCGTCGTTTATACTGCCGGCATCACATACGGCGGAACCTTGGCGTCTCCTGACGTAAATTTCAACACCATTATTCCCATGATGTTGAATTACGCAGAACTTCGTATCCAACGCGATCTTGATTTATTGCCGCTTGAGACTGAAATTGCCGGTTATTCAATCAGCAATTCCAGCAATAAGTTGAGCATTTCGGTAAATGATTTTGTGACCGTCCAAACAGTGTCTGTTTCTTCTGCGGAAACAAGCGGCGCACTGTCGCCCCTTACAGCCACAACAAAAGAATTTATTCAAAACGTTTACCCTTCTGCGTCCTCGTCCGGCGTTCCTCAATATTTTGCGGTTTATGGTGGCGACGCGGCTTCGGCCGGTAACACGTCTCAAATCATCACTTTTGGCCCTTGGCCAGACATTACATATTCAGTCACCATTACGGGAACAACCCGTATGCCGTCGCTGTATCAAAACGCCACAAGCGCCGCAACGGCCAGCACAAACACAACATTTATCAGCACCTACGAGCCCGACTTGCTGGTTATGGCTTCAATGGTTTACATCAGCGCCTATCAGCGCAACTTTGGTCGCCTTAATGACGATCCTGCAATGGCTCAAACTTACGAAAGCCAATACCAGACACTTCTGCGCGGCGCCGGAACCGAAGAATATCGCAAAAAGTTTGAGGCTTCGGCTTGGTCGTCTTATTCTCAGTCGCCTGTTGCCACCCCGAACAGGGGGCAATAAACATGCCCCATGCCTCGGTCAAAATCACGCCCGGTGTTGATCAGAATGAAACTCCTGCCCTTAATCAGACGGGATTGTCATACACAAATCTTGTAAGGTTTGTTCCTGACCGCAATGGCCTTGGCCTTGTGCAAAAACTTGGTGGATGGACAAATTACCCATCGTCAAGCAGCGCTGCGCAATCTTCAATCGTGCGCTCTTTGTGGGCGTGGGAGGACACAAACAGCAATTCTTGGCTGGCAGTTGGTGCGGAAACAAATCCACAAACCATCAATGCCACAAGCATGGTCAATGGCGTCGGTTACGTCATCGCTAGTGTGGGAACCACAAATTTTACATCTTACGGTGCCCCAAGCAACAATGTGGGCGTTGCGTTTATTGCGACCGGCCCAGCCACAGGAACTGGAACAGTATCCACCACAAACACAAAAATTTTGAGCTATATCAACAATGGCGCTCAAGGTTTTATAACACCTCAGATTTTTACCAATGACGTGATTTTGTCGGCAAGCACAACGCTTGGCTCCAATCTTGTGACCATAAACGATCCTTCGTCAAACATCACAAGCTATGACTCGGTGTTTATTGTCACTCCGATCAGTGTTGGTGGCCTTATTCTTTTTGGGGGCTATCAATGCCAATTTATTGACGCCAACAATTTTGGCATTTACGCAACCGATACCCTTGGAAACCCAGAATATCCGACCTTTGCCACAAGTTCAGGCATTGCAACAACGGGCGCTTCTGGTTCTGCTGGAACCGCAACCATCACATATTCCGGCACATACGTTTTCCCTGTTGGCACTTATGTGACTGTTTCGGGAGTAACCCCAACGGGATACAACGGAACATATTTGGTGACTGCCTCTGCCGCCGGAACGGTGAGTTATGCCAATGCGACAACTGGGTCGCAAACTGTTGCGGGAACTGTAAAAAACAATGGATTTTTGCCGCTTTTTACCACAACCACAACATCCGGCCAATCGTCATTCATTACAGTGACGCTGCCACAACACGGGTATTTGGTTGGCGAAGATTTTGCGGTTTTGGTTCCTGTTACCGTTGGTGGGATTACCATCCCTGTTGGAAATTATTTAATTTTGACCGTCTCATCCAACGGAAATTCGTTTACTTTTACGGCACCGTCCACCCCCTCGTCTGCAACTTCTGTTTACATAAACAGCAATCTTGCGGAATATCGTTTTTATGTCGGTATTGGCAATTCCGCACCAATTCCCGGATATGGTGAAAGCGGGTACGGCCAAGGCGGCTATGGCACCGGAACCGCAATTACCCCGCAAACTGGCGCACCAATAACAGCAAGTGACTGGTCTTTTGACAATTTTGGGCAAATACTTATTGCATGCCCAGCGGGCGGCGCAATTTATCAGTGGGATCCAACAACATCCGCGCCCATTGCCACGTTTATTCCACAAGGGCCAAACGTAAATGATGGCATTTTTGTTGCCATGCCAGAGCGGCAAATTGTGGCTTGGGGGTCAACGTTTAATGGTATCCAAGATCCGATGCTGATCCGCTGGTGTGATGCGGGCAATTATACAAACTGGATTGCGCAGTCAAACAATCTGGCCGGTTCTTTTCGCATACCAAAAGGTTCAAAGATTGTCGGTTGCATTCAAGGGCCGCAACAAGGCCTGATCTGGACGGATATTGCCCTCTGGTCAATGCAATTTATTGGATATCCAGATGTTTACAGCTTCAATGAGTTGGGAACAGGTTGCGGCATGATTTCCCGCAAAGCGGCGGCGTCTCACAACAACGTTGTTTATTGGATGGGGCAATCACAATTTTACACCCTGACGGGCGCTGGCGTCCAGCCGCTGCCCTGCCCTATCTGGGACGTTGTTTTTCAAAACCTAAACCGTTCGTACACAAGCAAAATCAGGATTGCTGTAAATTCGTATTTCAGCGAGATCACTTGGTTTTATCCATCTCTCAACAGCACGGAAAATGACTCATACGTCAAATACAATTCTTTGCTTCAACAGTGGGACTTTGGATCTCTTTCTCGTACCGCTTGGATAAACCAGTCCGTTCTTGGGCCGCCAATCGGCGCAAGCTCTGACCAATATATCTATCAGCACGAAACTTCCAACGACGCCAATGGGGCGGCAATGCCCTCGTTTTTTCAAACGGGGTATTTTGCCATGCAGGAAGGCGACCTGAAGGTTTTTATTGATCAGGTTTGGCCAGATCTCAAGTGGGGCTTTTATAATGGCTCAACTGGCGGTGCCGGCGAACCGGGCGGCCCCGCTTATCAATCACCAAATGCAACCGTTCAGCTTTATTTTTACGTTGCGGACTATCCCGGCCAGACGCCAAACATTTATGGCCCGTATTCACTGACTCAGGCAACGCAATTTATTACGCCCCGGTTCCGTGGCCGGCTTGTTTCTATTGTTGTGTCAAATCCAAGTGATAGCTCTGGTCTTGGCACGTTTTGGCGCATTGGAAACATGCGCTATCGCTTTCAACCAGATGGAAAATACTAATGGCTAGCACAGACGATATTCTTTCAGCCCAGAAAAATTTGGTTGTTGCTGTCAACAGCGTAAATTCTACGCTTGCGTCAATTTTTGGCACCAACGGCAACAACAATAGCGGTGAAATATCTGCAATAACACTGGTTCAAAGCGGCAAAACTTGGTTGGCGACCGTGAGCGTCATTGTTGCAGGGTCAACAACTGGCATGATTTACGACACCACAAACACATATTCATCGGCATTAACTGGAAACAGGTTGTGCTATATTCCGATGGCCGTTGGCATTTATGTTGTGAAAATGCCCTGCCTTTCAGGTCTTGTTGTTTCTCCCGGAACCGGCCAAGTGGTCAATGTAAGCTATACATAAGGTGCAAAAATGCCGTTGAAGCATGGTAAATCTCAAGCAACGATCAGCGGAAATATCCGCGAGATGATCCATGCCGGGCATTCTCAGGATCAGGCAATAGCTGCCGCGCTTCATGAGGCCAGACAATCCCGCAACGTTCATCGCGCTTTTGGCGGCGCTGCGCCTGAATTTATGATGCGCAAAACAATTAAGCCAATCCGCGATAAAGTTCCAAAACTTTTTCATGGCCCTATCCACAGTCCTGTAGCTGGCCGCACAGATCATCTGCCTATGCACGTTCATTCAGGCTCTTACGTTATTCCCGCCGACATTATCAGCGCAATGGGCGAAGGCAACACAATGGCGGGCTTTAAATCTGCTCATCGCATTTTTACCGGTACGCCATACGGCCAGAAGGGCGGTGAATACGGACAGTCGTCAACGCCATATAATGCGCAGTTGCCGCAAAAAGCAGGTGGCGGCGCGTCCAACAGTGTGCCGATTGTTGCGGCCGGCGGTGAATATGTTATTCATCCTAGAGATGTTCTTCGCATTGGGAACGGCGACTTGGAAGAGGGCCATCGCATACTCGATGCTTTTGTAAAAAGAATGCGCAAAAAGACCATCAAGACATTGCAAAAACTGCCCGGCCCTAAAAAGGATTGAACATGACAGACACACTTCGCGTTAGGGTCGCCGTTCCTGAAGAAGTCCATGCAATTATGGATCTTGCTTTGTCGGCTTGTGAGGAAAATGGTTTTGTAAACCCAAACCCCAAAAAACTTCTTGCCGAAATTTGGCCGGCGCTGAACCGCGAGCGTGGCCTTATTGGCGTGATTGGCGAGCCGAATGGAAAAGTTGAAGGTGCGGTGCTTCTCCGCGTTGGAACAATGTGGTATTCTGACGCTGAAGTGTTGGAAGAGAAGGCTATTTTCATTGATCCCGATTTCAGGTCTGCAAAAGGTGGCCGCGCGCGGAAACTTTGCGAATTTTCAAAACAGGCCGCTGACTCTTTGGGCATCCCATTGATTATAGGTGTTCTTTCAAATCGTCGCACAGAGGCAAAGGTTCGTCTTTATGAACGTCAATTTGGGAAACCAAGCGGGGCGTTTTTTCTTTATGGTGCTGTAACCGGCCACCATACTTCATCGGAGCACTAATATGGGCGGAAAGTCCGGCACAACTACTTCATCCGTATCCATACCCCCCGAAGTATTGGCTCGGTACAATTCCGTCAACTCTCAGGCGCAAAGCGTCGCTGCAACGCCGTTTCAGCAATACAGCACCGATCCCAATGCGTTTGTTGCGCCCGTCAATCAGCAACAATATGCAGGCGTTGGCGGCATAAACACAGCCGCCAATTTGGCCCAGCCCTATTATCAGGGCGGGGCTCAGATGACCCTTGCTGGATCTCAAGCGGCCAATCCGCAAGCGTTGCAGACGCAGCAATATTTGTCGCCATATCTGAACACCGTTCTTGGCGCTACAGCGGCTCAGGAGCAGAACCAAAACGCGCAGCAGTCTGCCGCCCTGACAGGTAACAACATCATGAGCGGCGCGTTTGGCGGCGACCGCGCTGGCGTTGCTCAGGCCAATTTGGCCAATCAGCAGAACCTTGCCAATTCGCAGACCAATGCGAATATCATGAATACGGGATATAATCAGGCCTTGGCCACTGCAGCGCAGCAGCAGGGCGTCAATCTTTCGGCGGAACAGCAAAATCTTGCCCGCCTTCAGGCTGGCGGCAACCAACTGGCAAATCTTGGTGCTGGCGCTCAGGGGGCGGCCCTCGCTGGCGCTCAGGCGCAGCTTGGCGCGGGGACAATGGAGCAGCAGACTCAACAGGCTGGCCTGTCCGCGCTTTACAATCAATTCCAGCAGCAACAGGCATACCCGTTTCAAGTTGCGCAGTTTCTCGCAAATATTGCAGAAGGCACCGGCGCGCTGTCTGGTTCTACCACAACAACGACTTCGCCCATGTCGTTTTTCTCTGATGAACGTTTGAAGGAAAACATTAAAACCGTTGGCGAAACTTTCGACGGGCAGAAGATTTACAGCTACAACTACAAGGGCGATCCTCGCACCCAAATTGGCCTTATGGCGCAAAATGTTGAGAAAAAACATCCTGAAGCGGTCGGAATTGCCTCCGGATACAAAACGGTCAATTACAAAAAGGCCACAGAAGATGCCGCAAAGCGCGGGCATTTTTATTCTGGCGGCGTTGCCTCTCAGGGTGGCGGCGTCATGCCTCACAATATGTTTGAAGGGTTTGCGGCTGGTGGCGCTCCGATTGATCTCGCTGCAATTCAAGCCTCGCTTCCAACATCTTCGCCCTCAACTTCCGCAGAAATTGCAAACGCGCAATCCCTTGCGCCTGTGTTCAAGGCCCCTGCCGCTGCAACTTCTGCACCTATCAACTATTTTGCGCAAAATGCTGCCGCACCATCTTCGCCATCAACAACAAATCCGTTCAGCAATCAAAAGAACGCAACAGAGCCCCTGATCAATCAGTTTCAACTGAACAACCATGACTACAATCCAAACGGCGGCCCAGTCGCTCCAACTTATGGTGGCTACAGCGGCATTCCAGAAACATCGCCGGAGCAAGACAATTCGCCAGACTCAAGTCAAAGACAGGCTCGCGGCGGCGGCATTATGCCTCGTCATGGCTACGCACTGAATGGCGCGGTTGTCTCCAACACTGAGGGGTATGACGGCGGCCTTGATAGCGGCATGGGCGCTATGCTTGCATCTCAAGAGCAAATGTACGCACCCGGCGCAATGTCTGGCATATACGGCCATTCAGCCTCGTCTTTGCCGGGCGGTAAGGGTGTTGTTCCTGCAGCTTCTCTGCCCGTCGGGAAACTGATGCTTGCACAGCCGCAAAAAGTCCCACAGGACAATGTTGCGCAAGAATTGAGCGCCGTTGACAGTGCCATCAAAAGCGGCAAGGACATTTTTAACACCGGTGTTGGTGTCAAAAACTGGGCCGCCAATGCGGCTTCCCCGCCGCCAGCGGCAACCAACACAGGAATTGGCGTCAACCCAGATGTAAGCGGTTCTGGAGCCGTTCAAGGGCCAACCGACACCGGCGCAACCCTTGACGGTTTTGCTTTTGGCGGCGTTCCGCGCCACCATTACGCTTCTGGCGGCGTGATGCCTTATGCCGGCGACAGCGCAGATGATAACGATCCCCTGAGTGATGTTGTCAAAAGCGGTGAACAGTCACCTGCGCAGCTTGAGGCTGATGCAAAGGGTATGCAGTCTGGTACTGGATCCAGCAGCTCCGGAAGTGGGATTGGCGCGCTTGGCTCCATTGCAAGCCTTGGCAGCGATATTCTTTCCATCCTGCCGTTTGCTTCTGGCGGCGTTGCCAGCGGCCGTCACGGCTATGCAACCGACGGCGGCGTATCGGACAGCGACCTTGCTTATGTGGCGCAGAACGACAACACTCCCGTTGCGCCTGATCAGCCAGTGCCTGCAACCAACGACAATGCACCTCCGAGCCCGCCTGATTACAAGGCTATGGCTATTTCGGCGGCGCAAAAAGCGGGCATAAACCCCGATCATTATGCTCGCCTGATTGGTGGCGAAAGCGGGTATAAAGCTGGCAATGCGTCTATTGGCGATAACGGATCAAGCGGCGGCCTGCTGCAGTTTCATGTTAAGGGCGCTTCAGACCAATACCCCAATGCTGGAGTTGGCGATCAATTCCTTGCGGAGAAATATCCAGATTTCTACAAAAACAGCACACCTCAGCAAAGGGTTGCGTTTTTGGCGGATCCAAAAAATCAACCTGAAATTCTTGATTACGGTGCTCAGTATATCAAACAGAACGGCGCTGGTGCTTGGACGCAGGCTCATGCGCAGGGGCTTTTTGGTCTTGATAAAGCCACAGGCGTTAATTCGGGGCAAAGCGCGCAGGCCAGCAGCCCTCCCCCCGCTGGCGGCGTTGCGCCTCCGTCCAGCCAGACAGGAAGCTGGTGGGACAAGCTGACATCATCCGATCTCATCGTCCCTGTTCTGTCTGGCCTTGGCGCTATGGCTTCTTCGCCTAGCCGTTATTTTGGCGCAGCTTTGTTGCAAGGCTTGGGCGGCGGTGCTCAGGCTTATCAAGCGCAACAGAACACAAAAGTGGCGCAGCAGCAGCGCGGTCAGGAACTTGGCATTCAGCAGCAGGGTTTGGGCATTCGCCAGCAGGAAGCCGATATTTCTCGCACAGGCAAGTTGGCCGAGTTGGCAAACACTTGGCGCTCCACAAACCTGTCTCGCCAGTTGGCTGGATTGCCGCCGGTTGAGTTTTCAGACTTCTTGTCGCAACAGGGCGCGACTGGCTTGCTTAATGGAGCAAGCGCTCCAACCCTTGCCGCACCTCCTTCCGTTGGCGCATCAACAACCAATGGTTCGGGTGGCGTCATGCCGCAAGCCGCTCCCGCCCAATCCGCACAGCCGAATGTTGTTAATATTGCGAAAGCTGCTGGGCCTGTTGCTGGGTATCAGGCTGGCGCTCCTGTAAATGCTGCAGGGCAGCAGCTTGCCGGTGCGCCGGCAACTGCCACTGCACAACCTGCAGCAAGCCAGTCTCAAACCCCAACCGCCACGCCGTCACCCGTTGAGAAGCAAATAGTCCAGAGCGCTCCAAGCGCAAATGATCCGTTCTGGAGCAAAGTTCCTGACACTCAAAACATCTGGAAATTGCAGCAGCAAATACAGGCGGCTTCTTTGTACCCAGAAGGTCGTGAATTGTCTCAAAGACTGCGCGATGATTACAACAAAATTCTTGATCGCGGCGTGGTTGAAACAGTCAACCCTGACGGCTCAACAACAATGATGGAAATTCCCGGCGTTGGTGCCGCAAAGGCGTCTATTGCCGCCCAAGCAGCCAATGCAACAAAATTAGGGGAGACCCGCATTGCAATGAACAGCAAGGTCTACGAAGAAGCGGCGAATGAAGCAAAAACTGCAAACGAAGAATTGCAAAGCGCCAATGCACAGCGCGACGCTCTTTTTGATGAAAAGGGACAGCCAAAAGTGAGCATGGGGCCATTTAGCAACAATTTTAATGATTTTGCCGCATATTTTCAAGAGCTTGGTGTTCCTGAAAATGTATTAAAGGATTTTGGCGCTAATCCCGCTGCGACTCAGGCTGCTGAAAAAATACGCACGTCCCTTGGTACTCAATTTGCAAAAACTGAACTTGGAACCGCCCCCCGTGTTGCTGAGTTTAACAGATACCTTAGCACGGTTACTGGCCCGCAACTATTACCCGGAGCGTTTGATTATATTTACAAACTTTACAAGCAAAAGGCGGATGCGTCACAAAGCGTTTTTGGTCAAATGTCAAAAGCCGACTTGGCAAAAGATGATTTGCTGGCAATACGCAATAAAGCCATTATGGACAATCCTTGGTACACTCCGGGAAGCGGCCAGTCGGCATTCAGTAATGCCGCACAGCCCAGTTCCGCCAAGGTGGGCAGCGCACCAAGATATGCGACTGAGCAAATAGCCGCAGCACGGGCGGAGCTTTTAAGAAGGCAGCAGCAATCAGGGGTTCAGTAAATGGCCGATTTTGATCCCACATCAATGACGGACGAGCAGCTTTCCGCGATTGCTTCTCAAGGCTCGACCCCATCAGCAGCTTCGGCTGCGCCCGCACCCACAAGCGCTTCATTTGATCCAAGTCAAATGACGGACGAGGAATTGCATCAGGTGATACAGCAGGGCGCGCCTTTGTCCAGCGCGCCAGATGACACGTTTGCGTCGCGTCAAGGAAAGTTGGCGGCGACAGAATTGATTCGCGGGGCTATTGGCGGAACCGTGTCTTTGGTTCCAAACCTCAATGACATGGCTTCATATCTGGTTGATCGCGCCAATCAGGCGGTTTTTGGCAAGCAATTTGTTGAGCAATCAAAGGCAAAAGCGGCAGCGCTGGAAGCTCAAACACAAAAAAATCCCACGACTTTTGACACAATTCAAAAATACGCCAATCCCTTAACTTGGCTTCCAAGTCAAAAAACTGCAGAAAATGCCATTTTCGACACGACCGGCGCGTATGTTCCGCAAAATAAAGCCGAACAGTATGAGGCTGCAGGGCTTCAAATGGTCGGCGGCCTGATAGGCGGCGAAGCTGGCGCGGCAAAAAGCCTTGGCGCGTTAAAAAATGCAGTGGTGCCTTCGCTGAGCAAGGCCGGGTCATACGCCACAGCCGCAGGTGCAGGCGTTGCGGGGCAAGCCGCAACCGACATCACGGGCGACCCGCTTTATGGCATGGCCGCTGGCCTCATTGTTCCATCTGTTGCTGGCAAAATTGGATCTGGCGTTGCTGGTCTGGCCAAACCTTATATTCAGCCGCTCACAAGCGCGGGGCGGACAAACGCCGTTGCAGATCTTATTCGGAGAAACGCAACCAACCCTGAAGCGGCTTTGGCAAACATCCAGAACGCGCAAGAACTTGTCCCCGGCGCACCAATGACAACGGCTGAGGCTTCTGGTGACATTGGCCTTGCGCAAAGCACAAAAGCCATGCGCACGGCCTTTCCTGACCGCATGTCGCCGCAGCTTTCTGCGATTGAGGACGCGCAAAATGCTGCGCGCGCAAATTTGGTTGAAAATCTGGCTCCTGCTGGAGCAAATGTCATGTCCCCCGGACAGGTGTTGGCAACGCATTTGAGCAACGTTGACGATGCTGAAAACATGATTATTTCCAATCTGCAAAATCAGGCGGACGCTATTCATTCGCAAATGCCAGAAGGTACTCCCGTTGAGGACACCGGCGAAGCTATTCGTAAACTTCAGCAAGCTGCCAGCGACGCGGCAAATGAAACGCGCAGAAGATTGTTTGATGCCGTTGACCCCGACAAAAGTTTAAACATTCTCACCCCTGCTTTGCAAAAAGCAAAAAGCACTATTGAGGATAACGAGAACATCACGCTTAAAGAAAGCCCGCTGGCAAAATCCGTCGTGGATCGGATTGGTACCCTGCCGACCGATGTTGTTTCTTTTTCTGATTTGCGCCAAATTTTGCAGTCAATGAACGACAAAATAAAAACGGCCAATTCGGGCACGGTCGAGCCTCAAAGCGATAGGCTTATAAAAATCTTGAGAAGCGCTCTTTGGAATGACATTAACAACGCCGTTGACAATCAGCACAAATTTGAAATGGCTCAAAAGGAGGCAGGGCTTCCGCTTCCAAACGGCACCATACAAGACCGCCTAAACGAAGCGTCGTCAGATATTTTTGGAGCACCGCCACCACCGGCGGCGGCAGCGCCAGCCGCGCCAAGCGCTACGCCGCAAGGCTCTCCTGTGAACCTGAACAATTACGAAATTTCCTACCCGCATGGATCTATTCAGGCAAAGTACGAAGTTGTAGATCACGACAATCTTGTCCCGTCGCATGATGCAAACTTCAATATGCGGTCGGACTATCCTCAAGAGTTGCAAAGCCGTGATCGCGCTGCTGGCCCTGCGCAAGAGCAGGTCATCAGCATGGCAAATGATCTGCATCCAAACGAGCTTATGCCAAGTCCTGTTTCTGCAATGGGTGCGCCGATTGTTGGCCCCGACAATGTTGTTGAGAGCGGTAATGGCCGCACAATGGCAATCGGACGCGCTTATGATGAAGGCAAGGCCGACGCTTATCGCAAACGTATTGAGGATATGGGCTTTGACACAACGGGCATGAAAAAACCCGTACTTGTCGCTCGCCGCACAACTGAATTTACACCCGAACAGCGCCGCATATTTGCAGAAAGCTCCCAACCTGCCAGCCTTGGCCTTGGCATGGGCGCGAGCGAGCAAGGCGTTTCCGACGCCAAACTGATGAATGGCATGAGTGAGCCCGTTCAGCCCGGTGCTATAAATTCCGCTGCAAACCGGAACTTTGTCAAAGAATTTTTGGGCAAACTTTCGGTTGGAGATCGTCGCAACTTTTTGGATGCAAACGGAAATTTATCTCCTTCTGGTGTTCGTCGCTTAAATGCAGCGCTGTTTCATCGTGCTTGGGGCGACGAAGATATTCTGCACAAGGTTTTTGAAAGCGCCGATGATAACATCAAAAATATTGGCGGCGCTCTGACCGATACTGCCGCAAAGTGGGGCGAAGTACGCCGCGCGGCGGCCAACGGCGAAATTGATCCATCTCACGATATTACAAAACCGTTGCTTGATACGGTCAAAACCATCATGCGCCAGCGCGACGAGTCGGCTCGCGGCGTAAATCATGGCGCATCTCTGTCTGATTATCTCAATCAAAGAGATGCTTTCAACGAACCTGTTTCGCCAGAAGTGACGCGCCTTCTTGTGCCAAACGGCGAAAGGGTTGCAAGCCGCCGCGAAATGACAGAGCGTCTTAATCGTTATGCCGATCAGGCTCTTTTGAACAAAAAGGGCGAAACAAATATGTTTGGCGAAGGCGATTTGCCGTCTGAGTCTGTTTTGAAAGCGTCAAACGATGCTTCTGATGCCCAAGAAACAAAAATCAATCAGGCATTTCCTTCCGGCGCTCAAGAAAAGCCGACCGCCGAAACTGCACAGCCAGCCCCAAAAGCTGAAGGGCCTGAGCCCGAACCGCTGCCTACTCTCTCGCCGAATATGACGGAGGAAGATGCTGTAAAGCTTAAAGCTGCAAACGCTTATCACGCTGAATATATTGGAAAATTTAAAAGTGGGCCAACAGGAAATATTTTGAAAAGCAACGGGTTTTTCAATCCAGACGGAACGCCTCAATATGTCATGCCCGACTCAAAGGTTGCGGCAAAGGTGTTTACGTCTGGCGATACTGGATACGAAACGGTCAAAAAGGTCTTGAGTGATGGCAACAATGATCCTGACTTGATAGACAGGATGAAAGACATTGCGACCACACGTTTACGCGAAATGATGAAGGGCAATGAGCATTTATCGCCAAAAGTGCTGCAATCGTGGGGTCAAAAATATGCGGGTGCGATTCGTGCCTTGGAGGAAGTTTCGCCGGGATTTACGAACAAATTTTCCAACATGGCAAAAGCAACAAAAGCGCTTGGCGATGCTCAAGCCCGCTACATTAATTTTGCAAAAAATGCACAAAAAGGCGCAGCGGCCAATCTTGTCGGCGCTTATTCGCCAGATCATGTCAAAGACATTGTTGGCGGGTTGCTGAAACAATCCGATGGTGCTTTGCAGATCAAGAATTTAATTGCAAAAATGAAAGCTGATCCATCTCTCCCCGGAGAGGCTGGGATTGCTGGATTGCGCCGTGCTGGTGCTGAATGGATGAAAGATAACCTTACCAACTATGGCAAGAAGGGCGGAGAAGATATTGTTTCTGGTGCAAAATTGCGCAATTTTCTCAATTCAAACAGCGATGCTGTACGCGAACTGTATGGCGAGGAAGGCTTGAACAACATGCGTCGCCTTCAGGCGGACATGGAAAGAACGCAAACGGCAATCAACAATGCCAGCGTTAAGGGCGGTTCCGATACGGGACAAAACAAATATCTTACGGCAAAGGTTGTTGGACAAGGCCACGGGTCAATCGGGGCGGCTATGACATTTGCCGGCTTCGAGGCGCTTCAACATTTTGGATTGAGGGGTGCTGCTGCCGTTGCCGCGCTGGCTGGGGCGAGATCTGTGTTATCTTCACTTCGTGCGCATGGCATCAGCAACATTCAGGATCTTTATATGGAAGCCCTTGCAGACCCTAAAATTGGAGCCGCTATGCTGCAGCGTGGAATTGAAAACAATGGGCAGTTGAATGCCAATGCCGTTCGCAATCTTGCAAAGACTGTGAAAAACTCTGGCCTGAACGCTATTCGCCTTTCGGAGCAGGATCGGGAGAAATCTGACGATCTCGAACAGCGCAAGCGTATTGGTCGTGCCACAGGTGGTCGCATTGCGCCAGAAGCTCAGGCTGACCGCCTGATCAATGCGGCTGAACGTGCGAAAAAGCAAGTCAACAAAACAACCGAGCCTCTTTTGAACGTTCCTGACGATCACATCATACGGGCATTGAACGTGGCTCAGGCCGCCATTTAAGGAAACAGTTATGACGACAACCTACACCACAAACAAAAACTTGGCGGTTCCCGGCATTACAGACAGCGGCTGGGGCGCAACGTTGAACACCTACAACTTTCCCAATTCGGACGCCGCCTTTGGTGCGCTTCAAAACATTTCAGTAACGACATTTACTGGAACCATAACGCTCGTTTCGTCTTATCCACCGGGGTCTGGCTCATATTCGTATGTTCCTCTGATCAATTATATAACGGGGACGCCTTCGGGCGCTGTCACCATCGTCATTCCTTCGGGCGTTGGCGGCCAGTTTATCTTTTGGAATCAGACCGGCGCATCAACGCCAACGATTACGATTGCTTCGGGGTATTCCGGCACGACAAACAGCGTTGTCATTCCTAATGGCTCTCGCGTTACCGTTTATTCAGATGGCAGCAACATTTATTTAGCTGATGACGGGCTTGTAGCTCAAGGTCTTACAAACCTGACCATTTCCAACAACACCATACTCAATTCGGGCTTCTCTGGAAGCACGATTATTTATGGCGACACAAACCATACAGGAACGACAACTGTTGCCGCCACATCCCTTGTCGCGGGAACGGCCTATACAATTTACACAGTTGGGACAACGAATTGGACTCTCGTTGGCGCGGCAAACAACAATGCTGGAACCAACTTTGTGGCAACAGGGGCAGGGACGGGGACAGGCGTTGCGACCACTGCCACAGCGACACTGCGTGTTGCCGGCTCGATTGCGACCACAGGGGCAATCACGCCTCTCGGCGTTATAACTCCACGCATCGCATCAATCACAACGGCTGCCACAATCACGCCCACAAGCGCCACGGCTGATGTTTATGAAGTGAGTGCCCTTGCGTCCAACACAACGATTGCGGCCCCTTCTGGGTCGCCTGTAGACGGCCAGAAACTCATATTGCGGTTTAAGTCCAATTCCACTGGTGGTTACACATTTACATGGACAACAACATCTGGCGGCTATCGCATCATCGGAACAACATTGCCGACAACCATTGTTGCCAGCAAAACCATTTATGTTGGTTGCATTTGGAACGCCGCTGATAACTTTTGGGATGTTGTGGCCGTAGGAGCGCAGGCATGACCGTAACCAAACAGATATTTCTCACTTCTGGCTCGTCTTGGACTGTTCCATCCGACTGGAATAGCCTGAACAATACCATTGAATGTATTGGCGGCGGCGGTAATGGTGCGGCAGGGGGCACAAACCACGGCGGTGGCGGTGGCGGTGGCGGCGCTTATTCAAAAATAAGCAATTTGACGCTTACTGGCGGAAATTCTGTTTCCTATGTTGTTGGCGGCATTGCTGGTGATACTTGGTTCAATGGCGCTTCTTTAGCAGCATCTTCTGTAGGTGCGAAGGGCGGCTCAAGTGCCAGTGGCCAAAGCGGTGCGGCGGGCGGGCAGGCATCTTCAGGGGTTGGGACTCTTTTATATAGCGGCGGAACTGGTGGAACGGGTGCTGCAACTGGCGGCGGCCCACCTTCAGCAGCAGGTGGCGGCGGTGCAGGCGCAGCAGGTTTAAATGGAAATGGAAATTCTGGAAGCGCTGGAACGAACAATACGGCAGGTGCAGGCGGCAGTGGTGATAACGGATCAGGCGGCGCTGGCGGAACCCCGAACGGTGGTGCAGGTGGCACAGGAACAGAATACGACTCATCGCATGGCTCAGGCGGTGGCGGTGCAGGCGGGGCAAGCGCTAATGCTTCTAACGGTGGTGCGGGCGGTCTTTATGGCGGTGCTGGCGGTGGCGGTTTCTGGAATGGATATAATACTTCATCAAGTTTGGGCGGTGCAGGTGCACAAGGATTGATTATTATCACCTACGTTCCGTCTACATCCAACTTCTTCATGATGTTCTAACCATCGTTTTTTACGGGTGGTATAGGAGGCACCACGGGCCGCCCCATTGTTGGGTTGGCCTGCGCCCTTATTTTGTCGTTCGCCCACGTCCAGCACTCGCCTGTGTCGTTTTGAAAGCACACCCAAAGAAGATGTTCTTCTGGGCCGTAGTCAATCAAGATATGAGCAAGCGCCTTTCCTTTTGGGGTCAATATTGGAATTGGCGGGTTGAGCTGCAAAATCATGGGATTTCTTTCAAATAATATCGTCTGGCCGATTATCTGGTTTGCGGTAGCATATTTTTGCATGGTCGCCACAGTATGATTTTGTTTCTGTTGGCTTGCCGCAGAAATATTGAATTGTCTTAACGGATAATAACGGATAACGGCATGTTGCATTCGTCAATTCAAATATCGTAAGGCCGTGGCCGGCTCTTTTGTTTCGTTTACGCTTTGCCCCGGCCTTGGTCATGGGTTAGCTCCTCAATCACTTTTTTTGTTCTCAATATTCATCTCATATCTCCTGTATGGATCGCAACCAGCGCTTCACGTCGGTTTTGAAATTCAAATCTGCTCTATGATCTGAAGGTGAACATGCTTTGACAAACATGTGTTTATTTTCACCTTTTTTCGCATGGATTTTAAAATGACGTATCGTCCTTTCAATGCTTTCCACCTCCACTCCAAGGTTTTCAAAAATTTTGTGCACGTTTCGCTCAAATTTGTTCATTTTTATTCCTCAGCCCAACTAAGTCTCAATGAAAATTTTCGCGTTTCGGGATCGCGTATGATTTCGCCTTCTTTCAAGTCTGTGCACCAAGGCATAAGATAAGCATGAACCTCACCTCTGATTGCCTTAGGTGGTTTTTCGTTTTTCAACATAATATCAATCCAGCGGTCAATCTCTGGTTCTCGCCACAATGGCATTTCAGTTTCAATGCAAGGAAAATCCATATATTCAATAACTTCAGGTTTTTTGTTCATAGCTTCTGATGCGATAATGTATTTGTGCTTTTCTTTTCTCATTTCGGCATCTCCATTAACACCAAACAATATCTTCATCTGTCCACCAATCGTGACAGAAAAGAGGCCTAAGCACCCTTAAGTTGGTAGTTTCTCCGGCACGAACAAGCACTAACCATTTTTCCCAACCTTTTTCTGTCATTCTTGTTATTGTTAATGTTTTTGGATGGCAGTATTGCCTCCACCCACATTTCCAAATGCTGCGAGGAGGGTTTCGTGCCTCAACCCTATAAACTCCACCACGTTTCCAAACATTCATTCCGGCATCTCCGGTAATTCGCGCCAATGGGTAATTTTAAGAACATCGCTCCATGGCAAATCATGAATCCACATTTCATTTGCATACCTTGCTGTTCTCAACCTTGGCTTGCCCCATGCTTTGCGCAATATTTCATCTTGTGGTCTGGCCAGATCAACCACAACCAAAACGGGATTGCTGTGTGTGGGCGGATTGTCTCCGCTGTTCCACGGCCTATCAAGACGGTAAATTTCTTCAATCGCTTCAAAAATTGACCTTTCCTGAACGGCGTTAAGGAATTTTCCAGTAAGCATCATTGCCAAACGGGCAGCCTTTTTGTTTTCTTGCGAAAGATATTTCCACCTCTCATCTTCAGTCAGCGGAATTTCCTGTTTTGATAATTTATCAGTCATTTTTGATTTCCACGTTCACAAATTTCAATTTTTTGTGCTCCAGCCAATAAGCAAATTCCTCAACAATCCTTTGGTCTGCCTCAAGAAGATAATTTTCAATGTCTGAATGAGCATGAACAACGGTTATAATTTTTTTGATGGACAGTTTTCTTTCGAGCTCTACGTTTTCCTTAATGAGACGGCAGCATTCGCTAAACCACGTTTCGTTAGCTTCGCTTTTCACTCTTAATAAATTTTCAAGCCTGTGAATTTCCTCTGCAAATTTCTCATTTTCGGAAATCATCTCGCTTTGCTCTTTGTCTTTGGCCGCCATTGCGCTGCGATAATGTTCAATCAGGCTGGCGGCCTCTTTCAAAAGATCACTGAGCCATTCATCAGGCCCAAAATCGTGGTTTCGCAATCGTTCGGTGATGTCTTTCATTTTTTTATCCCCAAAACCTTTTTCGCGTTATCCATCGCACCCAGCAAAAATGGCCGTATGCTCTCATCGCTATCTTTCTCATATTCCGCAATGGCATTGACGCAATGTTGAAGTGCGGCGCGTAGGTGGTCAATTTCGACTTTCAAATCGTAAATTTCGCTTTTATTAAGCCGTTGCATCAAATTTTCAGTAATATTAATCATTTTCTGCCCTCCAATGCTTTTCGTGCGCGTTGTCCTCTGTCATAATCAACAATCGTTGCACCAGGTGGCAACATAACCATAGATGGCACCCCCCCGCCACCAGCTACTTGATAATTATATACGTCTGCATACCATGTGAGCGCTTCCCGCAGGCTCTCAATCTCCGCGTCCTTTGCGGCGATCTCATCTGGTGTCAGAACGCGGGCAATGGGTTGAACAAATTTGGCCAAATGGCTGCACCATTCTTCAATTTTATAACCTTCTCCGGGATATGTATTGTCAAGAGTCCACCAAAGGTCTCCGTTTTTTGGTTCCGGTTTGTTTTTTGTCTGTGTCATTCCCCGCCCTCCAGCCCTTCGCCCTCGGTGAATGTGCGGGTGATCTCAAGGCAGGAAATACGCCAAGGTGCTGCAAATTTATCCGCATCTTGGCGTGATTTCCATGCTGTGACACTATTTTCCAGATAACAATTCACCCAAAACGTAACCGTGTGAGTCTTTTTGGCTTCGATGAGATCCTTATCGTGATCGTCATCCACAATAAACTTTCCATCTAAAGTGTGTGCACTTTGCACCCACACTCCATCTTGGGATTTATAGGCTCCCTGAACTGGGTATTTACCCCCCGCATCATCGCAATAGTTGCGGTATTCCGAGCCATCTCGCAGGGTGTAGGTTTTGTTTTTAAAGTCGAGTTTCATTTATCATTCTCCTTCACTGGCAAATAATCTTCGCAATGATCGGCATCTTCTGGCAGTTCAAATGCACAATAAAGCTAATATTTTGCATCGGCTATTGCGCCGCTATCTGGGTGTCTGCGGCAAGTCGCAGAGGACGGACACAGGCCGCTGTTGCACATTGATATGTCTCTCATAATCCCTCCCCTTCTTCGCAGTCGATCTCAACTTTAACGCAGGCAATGCGGCTATCTGAATCATCTAATGGAAAAACATTTGATAAATAACTGGCTCTTTCTTTTGTATTATGAACTGTTCCTGTTTTTTCATAAACATTTACCCAAAATGTGCGCTTGATGCGTGGTTTGATTTCGACAAGGTCAAGATCATGTTCTCGCTCGGAAAACGAATGAAACCCGGTCAATTTCCATGACATCATCCGCCAGCCACCATTTTCAAAATAAGCCCCATGAACCGCGTAATTTTGATCTTTATAAATGGCGTAAATTACAACATCGAGGCCATTTTTTGTTTTGTAGGTTTTATCCATTGATATGAGCATTTTTTTCATCCCTTTTAATTGAGTTCCATATTGCGCTTTTGATTTGCCGCTTAATCCTGATTTTATCGTCTGCGGCATATATGATTGAAGCATGGTTTCTGCAGAACCACTTTCCAATCAAAGGAAAAGAAAACTTGTGGGTTCCATTCTCTAAAATTTCGGATCTCAATTCTTTGTAAATTTCAGACCGGCAATCAAAAAGTTTGGGGTTGCGTCTAATCCCGACAACGTCAATCACATCAAGAGAATTTTTGTCGCAGATTTTTTCAATGATTTTTCTTACCCTTACAGGAATGCCGCGCTCTCTGTAAATTTCTAAAACCTTTTCATGCTCCTTCATTTTGACCACCTTCTTTCCATTTAATCCAATCAAGAATTTCTTTGGTTCCAGCGTTCGGCATATAAATCACCATGCGCTCAAAAAGGTCGTAAACATGCCAGTCGTATTCATCCAGACCGTGTTCTTGAAGGCCATCAAACAGCCCTGTTAAGGTATCGTCATGGGCAATACGATCTTCCATACCGCCATTAGGTTCACCCTTTTTCCAAGCAAAAAGCATATATCTCATAATTCAATCCCTTAATTCATTTCGACAGGTGACCATTCTCTCATATCAATAGCCGCCCAGCGACCGTTGGGGAGCGGGCCGGCAACACAGGCGTCCGCCTCATAACGCTCATCATTAGGAACAACTTCCCCATTCTTAACCCAATGGACAATCGGAACAATGGTTCCGTTGTTAAGATAGACTTCCTGCTTGTCCATACTCAAATGAGACAGGTTAATCGTCTCCATGTTTTTTTCCTTCATAATAGGCCGCCCACCGGGCCAAATACAGGATGAAGGCGTTGACCAGAACAATCGGGATTGACCAGATATGCGGCTGCATCCCTGTAGCGGTCAAAACAACAGATGTGATGATGAGCCATTCGCTTGCGTTTAATTTCTTCATTTCACCCTCTCCTAAAAAAGGCCGCCCCAAAGATTAGGGCGGCCCTGTGATGCTTATGCAGATGTGCGCTGAGTAAATGCTTTGGCATTGCGTGCTGCCCGCTTGGCGGCCTTCTGGGCGGCTTTGAAGAACATGAACGTCAGAAGCAATGCGACTGCCTCAATCAGGAACCACATTGAAAAGCCAAAACTCTCAACGCCAGTTGTCACGGCAAACTTATATCCGTGCCAGACAAAATTAACCAGAACGGCAAAACCGAATGACCCATAGAATGAGCTGTCGGGAACATTGAAATCATCGGCACTGACGGATGCTTCTTCGTCGAGATCAATTTCAAAAAAAGACGGGCCAACCAGTTTGATCATTGCAACACCGGCAAAAGCAAGATCAATGAGCATGATTACCATCCAAGGCAATGCCTCGCGTCCTGTTGCGGCAATGGCGTTCGGCCAATGATCGAGAAGAAGCGAAGAAATGGCGTAAGCGATAACGCCAATCAAAAAAATACGTTTCATATTATCACCCTCTGATGTTGTATTGAACCGGATTATTCCGGCTGTTTATCACTATGGGTTTCAGCCAAAAGCGACCAATCCCCGTTTTCGATCCGTGCAAGCGTTTGATTAGCTTTGTCAATCTTGGCTTGCAAAGACTCGATCTCTTTGGTTATCGTCTCGATCATGAATGACCAAGAACGAACGTTGGCGGCAATGCCGCGAATTTGCAATGACTTAAGGTCAATGTTTTCAGTCGGTTTCATGGTTCATTATTGCCTTTCCTATCAATTCGGGTATTTGCGGCACGACGGAATTGCCTAGCTGCTTAAGTCTGTCCACCCGCTTGGGTATCCCATAAGCCACTCGACCCACATCGGGCTCAACTGCCCACCAGCCAACGTTGCGAGCGTTGTTGAGTCTTTCGCCAATTCGGCTGGTGATTTCCCATTGTCTTTCCAGTCGCGGGCTGTTGGAGTCGGCCATAGTTTCACCGCATCGTTCAAATTCATCGACCAGCCCTGTTCTTTCTTGCGCTGCGCTCGAATGCTGTCTGGATTGTCCCCGCTGCGATAATCCCGTGCCTGTAGAGTAGGCCATAATTTTTTCACCACTCCATGCCGTCCTGTCATTTCTGAGGCTTCTTGTTGAGAAACAACATTTCGGATCACTTTTTGAATTTGTCCCGTGCTGCTGAACCCAAATGTTGTTGGGGTAGGCCACAATCCAGACCCTGTCCCGTCTGTGAGGAGCGCCAACGGCTGAAGCGGGTATACAGTGCCATTCCGCATCATACCCGATCTCAGCGAGGCTCCTGAGCACTTCGTCCAATCCTCTAGAGCGAAGGGCAGCAACGTTTTCGATGATCGCATAGCGCGGCCTGATTTCTTTGGTGAGGCGGTGGAACTGGAACCAAAGTCCAGATCTAGCCCCGGCAAGACCGGCTCCCTTTCCAGCAAAACTGATGTCTTGGCAGGGAAACCCTCCACAGATAACGTCAATTTTTTGTCCATGAAAATTCTCTTTGGTTATCGTTGATACGTCATCGTAAATTGGCACCTGCGGCCAATGTTTTTTAAGAACTAACTGCGCTTTTTTGTCAATTTCGCAAAAAGCAACAGTTTTAAATCCAGCACGCTCCAATCCAAGGCTGAACCCACCAATGCCGCTGAAAAGATCAAGAACGTTCATGCTTGCTTTCAACCTGATCCGCAAGCCTCAACGGCTTCATCTGAACAATGTCTTTTACGACCTTTATTTCTTCCCAACCCACGCCGCGATTGATTTCAATTTTCCATGATATGTTTTTCTCAACACATACATAAGATCCGTCCTTTTGCTCAACGTCTTGCAAAAAGGTTATTTCTCTTACCCTGATGTCTTTGATCATAATTCACACTCCGTCATTCAGTTTTTTCTTGAAACGTTCCTGCCTCTAGGCATTTTGGATGCGAACCGCTCAATTCGACAACAACAAAAGCCAAAGTGCCAAGCACCATCATGGCGGTCATAAAAATGGCCAAAAGCATGAGCGCAGGCCCGACAAATTTTTCCATCATGAAATCTATAAAATTTTCCATCATTCAATCTTTCTGTTTGCTCGCCTCATAACTTTGCGGCCATATTCCGAGCAGTGCGGTCTGGCGTTAATGCCTGAGTTGTAAAGAGTTGCCCCGTTGCACCCATTTCCGCCCCGCTGAAGCGCCAATTTCAGATACATAACCCCTATTTCTATTTCATCGGCGCAGGTTTTCGGCGGCCAAGCCGCGCCAACTTCATTGGCGGCATCCTTCCCGACCTGCATTATTCCGCGATGCTTTCCGTTTAATATTCCGCACCGCTTTGTACTTTCAATGTATGCTACAGCTTCGACGATATTTGCCGGAACTCCATGCCTCTGAGCCGCCTGTTGCAACAATACGTCAACCTGTCCGGTGGACAATACTGCAATGACGGCAAGAGCCTTCATTCCTTCTTCCGACCAGCCTCGTAACCTTTGCGGTAATATTCTTCAACCTGTTCAAGGCGCACGGCATTCATATCGTCAAAACGCTTGTTTGCATCTTTCAACTTATCTTCCATCTGCTGCACCCTATCTTCCAGTTTTCTGTAAGTGTCGTAAGGTATCCATTTGCCCTTAAGCGCTTCAGGATCTGCGCTTGCCGCCAGAATTTCATTTGAAGCCCTGAGACCTTCATTGTCATTCCACAGAGCAAGCCCTTGCTTTCCTGCGCGTTCTGCCTCTGCCATCATGGCAAGGCATTTATCCCGGAGGCGAATATTTTCTAAACGTGTTGTTTCATATAAATCAACAAGATCGGCGGTAAAAACCAATTTTGCCAAAAGTTTTTGCCAAAACGTTTTTGGTCTTTATTTGACAACGTGTTTTTGAGGCGGATCAACAACATTGTAATTATTAGGATGATCTTCCGTTTGGTTCTGATATTTTTCATCTCTCAACTGGATCAGGGTTACAATTTTGGGGTATTTCATATCATTCATCCCATTTCAAGGTTTTGGCGCGGCGCTTGTCCGTGTCCTGAATTTTTTTGTTTTGCTTGGCGCGGTCTTCGATGGTGTGCATCTGGCTCAATTCTCCACCTTCGCCAAGCGCAAAAGAAATCCCGGCCAAAGCAAGTCGTGCCTTGTCAACCAAAGGTGCGGTTTTTTTATTTTTTGGCAAATAAATTGTGACTTCTTCAAAAATATCTCGAACGCGGCTCAAGGTTTTGAGCAATTCATGATAGCGCTGACCTGATACTGAATATCCAAATTCAGCATTAAGATCCCGGATAATGTGTTGCAGTTTTGTGTTTGGCTGAATAGGTGTCATTTTTCCCTCATATTCAATAATTTTTAAAAAGACCCCAGCTTTTTTAAGGCTGGGGATGTAGTCTTGGGGAGGACGCACAGGCGTCGGTAAAAAGCCTCTCACTTTTTTCCAGAAATGTCAACTTTTGGTTTCAATTCATTGGCTACAAGTGTGGCATATCCCGCGATATCAACCCAATGATCTGGCTCATTTGGATTGCCGGCCAGAATGCGCCCGATCTTGTGGGCGATCATTTCCAAAGCCTCTTTGTTCGAATTGGTGAGGAACAACCAGTTTACGGTGTCCTTCATCACGTTTTTAATGCGCTGGGTGTATTGCGCATGTCTGGAAAAGTCCCCGTGGGTTTTTGCACGGGCTTCTAAAAGCTGGTCTACG